TGGAATGAATCTATAGATTTATTTAAAGAATTAAAAGATCAAGATTTACCTGAAATGTATAAAACTGCTATTGATAATAATTTGAATAATTTACAATCTTGACGATATTTATAACAAAATATTTAAATGGCAAAAATATTAAAAAAGGTATTTGACCCTACTGTAGATGAAGTAGTACAAAATTTTACCATCCAATCATGGCATGTATCCCAATCAGTAGATGCTTTTACTGGAGCTGATGCTTATGATGTAGCATTGTCTGGATCTTTAGTTGTAACAGGATCTGTTGCTATTAATGGATTAACCAATACAATTCAAAACAGTGTTTTAACTTATGATGTAAATACTGGTTTAATATATTATACTGCATCTTCTGCTTTTGCTGTTAATAATTTTTATACAAGTAGTGTTACCCAAAATATTACAAGTAGTGTAGTAAATAATAACTTCTCTACGAGTAGTGTAATCCAAAATATTACAAGTAGTACAGTAAATAATCCTGCACCATTTAATCAATATATTCAATATAATAGTGCTAGTGCTTTTGGAGCAAGTGTAAGTTTTCAATATGTTTATTCAAATGAAAGTTTACAACAAGGTGCCAGTACTTTAGCTGGGGGGCCTTATTCTCACGCTGAAGGAAAAGATACCCGATCAGTAGGTATTGCTTCTCATGCTGAAGGGTATACAACATTTGCTTCAGGGACATACGCTCATGCTGAAGGTTCTACAACCACAGCATCTGGGGATTTTTCTCATGCTGAAGGGTATTTAACTAAAGCTATAGGTATTGGGTCTCATACTGAAGGTTCAACCACCCAAGCAACCTCAGATTACACTCATGCCGAAGGGTTTAGTACAATAGCAATGGCTAATTTTGCTCACGCTGAAGGTCAACAAACTATTGCTAGAGGTATTGGATCACATGCTGAAGGAGGAAATACTTTAGCTCAAGGTATGCAATCTCATGCTGAAGGTTCTTTTACATTTGCTAATGCTGCTCAATCCCATGCAGAAGGAGCATACACAACATCGTCAGGAATATATTCTCATGCTGAAGGAGAATATACTTATGCTGCAGGACAAGCATCACATGCTGAAGGAAGATTAACTCAAGCTACTGCTGATTATTCTCACGCTGAAGGATTAGGTACTTGGGCTGGAGGTGATTACCAACATGTCCAAGGAAGATATAACCTATTATCCCCATTCCAATCAGCATTTATTATAGGAAATGGAACTAACGATGGCTCCAGATCAAATTTAGTATATGCTTCAGGATCATTCTTTTCAGTAACAGGATCTGTAGGTGTATCTAGTACTTTAACTACTAGTGGATCTAGAGTTAGAAGATATAGAACTATAACTTTAACTAATGCTGATTATACTGTATCTCCATCTAAACAAGTTCAAAGTGATGATGATGTACTGTTAATAATTGATAACACTACTGCTGCTTGTCCTGTTGGAGAAGGAAGTTTAAATATTACTAACTTTTTAAATAGTCCTGCTGGTAGATGTGTAGAAATAGTTAAAATTAAAGATGGTACTGGTACTGGAATTGTAATTATTAATAGTACTATGGCTGGAACTACTTTATACCTTAATGATTCTACTCAACTTAATGGCACTAGAACAATATGCCCATCTGTAGGAAATAGTATTACCCTAATGTCTCTAGGAGTAACCCCTTCAGGAAGTGCTTGGGGTAATGGATATTAAAATATATGAAATTAATAAGTTGTAATTTAAGTGTTTGCCAATCATCTATACATGGATGGGGTTTATTCACTAATGAATTTATTAAAAAAGATCAGATAATTAATCAATCTATAGGAATAAACTTCCCCCAAGGAAGTGAATGTTCTATTGAATTAATTAAATATGTATACACCCATACTAATGGATTAATAGTATTTTTAGGGCATGCAAGTTGGATAAATTCAAGTAAAACCCCTAATGCAATATTTAATATTGATTCTGTACAGAACGTAATTACTATAACTGCTATTCAAGATATTAATCCCTTAGAAGAAATAACTTTAAATTATATAAACCAATAAATTATGTCAATAGTTTCAGAAAAAAAGTTTTTAACCGAAGAAGAGTTAACAACACTAAAAAAAATTCAAGTAGATACTCGCTCTTTAATTGCTGAATTAGGTGAAATTGAATTAATTAAATTACAATTAGAAAATCGTTATAGTACTGCTAAACAATTTTTAGATAATTTATCTAATCAAGAAAAAGAATTTACTCAACTTGTACTTCAAAAATACGGTAAAGCCAACATCAACCCAGAAAATGGTGAAATTACACCGATGGATTAATTTGGTTTGAAATACACCATATTTATAATAAAATAAATCATTACAATGCCAGAAACAATTGTATCACCAGGTGTATTAGCAATAGAGAACAATCAATCATTTGTAACTCAACAACCTGTACAAGCCGGGGCCGCTATTATAGGACCAACTGTAAAAGGTAAAGTAGGTATCCCTACTATAGTAACTTCATATAGTGATTATTTAAATAAATTTGGTTCTACTTTTTTAAGTGGCAGCCAAACATATACTTACCTTACTTCTATTTCTGCATATAATTATTTTAATAGTGGAGGTACATCATTATTAGTTACACGTGTTGTAAGTGGTGCTTTTTCTCCTGCATCCTCATCTTTAATTCCTACATCAACAGCAGCAACATCTGCATCTGCTACACTTAATTTAACTAGTGCAGTTATTACAGGATACACTGCTTCATTTAATGGAGTAAATATAATCCTATCAGGATCATCCACCCAAGATGCATTTAATAATGCTACTTCTTCAGGTGTTATTCCTTCAAATCCAACAAATTTTTACACTAACACAACTATTAATAGTAGTGCATCATTTGTTTCACCTAATATGAATATAATTTCTACAAATCCAAATGGTTTAATAGGAAATTCATATTATTATGTATCTGGAAGTACAACAGTATATTATACTGGTGGTAGTAATACTGAAGCATTTATTTTAGAAACCTTATCTAAAGGTGAAATAATGAACAGTACAGGACCTACAGGATCATATCAAACACTATTAAGTGGGTCTGCAGATAATTTTAGATGGCAAATAACTTCACCTGATGTTACTGCTGGTACTTTTTACTTATTAATCCGTCAAGGAAATGATAGTCTTATATCCCCATCAATTTTAGAAAGTTGGGGCCCTTTATCACTTGATCCATATTCACCAAATTATATTGAAAAAGTAATAGGTAATCAAGTTGAGGCTGTTGTTAATGATAATGGAGAATATTATGTTCAATTATCTGGAAGTTTTCCAAATAATTCATCATATGTTCGTGTTAAAAAAGTTTTAACTTCAACACCAAATTATTTTGATAATGTAGGTAACCCTAAACCTGAATTTACAGGTTCGATTCCTTATTTTTCAAGTGGTTCTTTTGGAGATGCAGTTGGAAGTAATATTCCTAAAGGAATAGCAGGTGCATACTATGATAAAATTATTTTAGATAGTAATATTCAAGGTCTTCAAGCTAATGCTTATATTGAATCTATTGCTTTATTAGCCAATAAAGATGCTTATAATTATAATCTACTAACAGCCCCAGGATTAATTTCAAATATAGGAAGTAATGCCTATAATGCTATTAACTCTATGATTGTTAATGCTCAAAATATAGGAAATTCTATAGTAGTTTTTGATTTAGTAAAATATGATTCTACTATTGGAACTACATTATCTCAAGTTGCAGGATATGATACTTCTTATGCTGCAACGTACTGGCCTTGGGCTAAAACAGTAGACCCAAACACAGGAACCCAAGTTTGGGTACCCGCATCTACTCTAATACCAGGTGTATATGCATTCAATGATAATGTAGCTGCTCCTTGGTTTGCACCTGCTGGTGTAAATAGAGGTGTTTTAACTACTACTATTCAAGCAGAACGTGTTTTAACTCAAGGTAATAGAGATACATTATATCAAGCCAACATCAACCCAATTGCTACTTTTCCTAATACTGGAGTTGTAGTATATGGACAAAAGACATTAGTAAAGAAAAAAAGTTCTTTAGATCGCATTAATGTACGTCGTTTATTAATTGAACTTAAAAATTACATTACTCAAGTAGCAAATACTTTTGTATTTGAACAAAATGATGCTGTTACTCGTAATAATTTTGTATCTATTATTAACCCATATTTAGCTTCTGTCCAACAACAACAAGGATTAACAGCATTTCAAGTAGTAATGGATGAATCAAATAATCCTCCTCAAGTAGTTGATAACAATCAAATGATAGGTCAAATTTATTTGCAACCTACTAAAACAGCTGAATATATTATACTAGACTTTAATGTATTACCTACAGGTGCAACGTTTCCTATCTAATAGCATATTTTAAAAAAACTTTAGATATTTATAATAAAACTAAAATAAAGCAAAAATGTCAAATTTCACAACTTCTCCTGGAGTAGCAATTAGCGAAATAGATAACACCTTCTTAACTGGGCAACCAGTCCAAGCAGGTGCTGCTATTATCGGACCAACAGTTAAAGGACCTGTTGAAAAACCAACCCTAGTAACAACTTACTCAGACTTTGTAACGATGTTTGGGGATACATTTATAAGTGGTGGTCAATCTTATTCCTATTTAACTTCAATTGCTGCTTACAATTATTTTAATTATGGAGGAACTTCATTATTAGTTGCCCGTGTAACTAGTGGATCTTACACTTCAGCAATTACAAAAGACATTAATTCAGGAACACCACTAACTTCTGCTTCTGCTGTATTAAATTTAACTAGTGCTGCTACGGTAGCATATACTGCTTCATTTAATGGTGTAAATGTAATTTTATCAGGATCAAGCACCCAAAATGTATTTAACAATGCAACCTCTTCAGGTGTTATCCCATTAAACCCAACAAACCTATACACTAATACTATCATTAATAGTAGTGCTTCATTTGCTTCTCCTAACATGGTATTAACTGCAAATACAAATGCTGGTGTTGCTGGAAACTCATATTACTATACCTCAGGATCTACTACAGTATATTATGCTGGTGGTGCTAATACAATTTCTTTTGTATTAGAAACAATTTCTGAAGGAAATTTAATGAACAACTCAGGTTCTAATACTTTAGGATCTAATGGAACATTAAATTCAGGATCTACTTCTAATATTCGTTGGGAAGTTTCTAATACTAACACCGGAGCAGGTACATTTAATGTATTAGTTAGACGTGGTAATGATACCGAATCTAGTAAAGTTGTATTGGAGGCATGGAACAATTTGACATTAGACCCAAATTCAACTCGCTATATTTCTAAAATTATTGGTGATCAAAAATTAAATTATAGCTCTATAAACAACCAGATGGAATTATCTGGAAGTTACCCAAATAATTCAAAATATGTACGCGTAAAATCTGTTAATTTACCTACACCAAATTATTTTGATGCTAATGGGGTTGCTATTACAGCATATACTTCTTCAATTCCGTTAAATGGAAGTGGTTCAAACGGTGGTTCATTTTATAGTGCTACTGGTGATGTTAATAATATTATTAAATTGTACGATGCTATTTCTTCTAATACACAAGGATTAGTAGGAGCTGATTATAATAACATGATTACACTTTTAGGTAATCCTGAAGCGTACCAATTTAATGTATTATTTACTCCTGGTTTATTAAATGATACTCACACAACTCAAGTATCTAATATTATTTCAAATACAATTGCAAGAGGTGATAACATGTATGTACTAGATTTAGGAACATATGGCAGCAAACTTTCAGAAGCAATAACACAAGCTCAAACTCGTGATACTTCTTATGCTGCAACATATTGGCCTTGGGTTCGTATTATTGATCCTGCAACAGGAAAACATGTTTGGGTACCATCTTCAACAGTAATACCAGGTGTATATGCATTTAATGATAAAGTATCAGCTCCTTGGTTTGCACCTGCCGGTATAAACCGCGGTGGATTAAGTACAGTTCTTCAAGCTGAATATAAACTTACACAAGGTAATAGGGATGATTTATACTCAAATAATATTAACCCTATAGCAACATTACCTCAACAAGGTGTTGTAGTATATGGTCAGAAAACATTACAAAAAGCACAATCTGCTCTTGATCGTGTGAATGTACGTCGTTTGATGATTGAATTAAAATCTTATATTCGTCAAATTGCTGATACTGTTGTATTTGAACAAAATACTATTGCTACAAGAAATTCATTCTTATCACGAGTTAACCCATATTTAGAAGCAATTCAACAAAAACAAGGATTATATGCCTTTAGAGTTATAATGGATGATTCAAATAATGGACCAGCAGTAATTGATCAAAATCAATTAGTAGGACAAATTTATATCCAACCTACTCGCACAGCTGAATTTATTTCATTAGATTTTATTTTACAACCAACAGGAGCTCAATTCCCAATATAAAAAAATAAAAAACTAAATATTTATAATAAAATTAAAATAGAAGCAAAATGCCAATTCTAAACCCAAACGAAATATTTTTCACAGCGTTTGAACCTAAACAATCCAATCGTTTTATCCTTTATATGGATGGTATCCCTGCATACTTAGTAAAAGGAGTAGGTGCTGTATCTTTAACACAAACTGCTGTTGCTCTTAACCATATCAATATTCAACGATATGTAAAAGGAAAAACTATTTGGAATACGATTCAATTCACAATGTATGAATCTATTACCCCAAGTGGCGCTCAAGCAGTAATGGAATGGGTACGTTTAGGTCACGAATCAGTAACAGGCCGTGATGGTTATTCAGATTTCTATAAAAAAGATATTCTTTTTAACGTGTTAGGTCCTGTAGGTGATATCGTTTCTGAATGGGTAATTAAAGGAGCTGTTATTACAGAAGTTAACTTTGGTGATTATAACTGGGATGACGATGGTCAAGCAGTAAATGTCCAAGTAACTGTACAGCCTGACTACTGTATCTTGAACTACTAATACTAAGTCAAAAACAATAAACAAAATGAAAGCTCCAAAGAAATTTGGGGCTTTTATTTTTTATTTGGATATGTTAATTTCTTTTTGTATATTTAACCTTGTAAAAAAATAAAGGTTATGAAATTTTTAAAATTAATATTTTTTATATTACTGTATAATATAGGGTATAACCAATATTGTCCCGCTTTAGGACCTGATCAAATATTGCCTTGTGGTATAGGATCAACAATTTTAACCGCAGATTTAAGTCAATGCTCCGCAGGTGCTAACCCCAATCAAACAACAGATTATAGTGTTTTAAACATACCATATGTTGCTCAAACCAACACAGGTACTAATTTAATAATGGTTGATGATTCTCAACAGGGTCCATTTAATATTGGGTTTAATTTTTGTTTTTTCGGAACAACATATACTCAATTTTATATAGGTTCAAATGGTTGGATTTCATTTAGTGGAGGTCAACCAATTACATTTACCACTCAAACTATCCCTACTACTAACCCTAATATACCTAAAAATTGTATTATGGGCCCATGGCAAGATTGGCACCCAGGTTTAGGTGGTCAGATTAAATATCAAACTGTTGGTGTTGCTCCTTGTAGAAAACTTATTGTTAGTTGGACTAATATGCCTATGTTTAGTTGTACTACTAACCAAGGTACATTTCATATTGTAATTTATGAATCTACAAATTATATTGACAATTATATTCAAAATAAACCCGCTTGTTTACAATGGCAAAATGGAACAGCAATACAAGGTATTCATAATAATATAGGTACATTAGCAATAACTGTACCTGGTCGTAATTCAACAACTTGGACAGCAACAAATGATGCTTGGAGATGGACCCCATCAGGTCCAACAGTAACTCCAACATTAACTTGGTTTCAAGTTGGTAACCCAAATCCAATTGGATGGGGTCCTACGATTAATGTAACTCCTCCTGCTGGTGGAGCTCAATATACTTGCCATTTTGTTTATCCTGTATGTAATGCTGGTTGGTCAACTTGTAATTCTGGAGGTGGTTTAGGGCCTGATACTGTACTTGTTATACCAAATTTATCAATTCCATCAACAGGACCTATTAATGGATTAGATACAATATGTTATTTAAGTTCAAATGAAACATATAGTGTTCCTTTACAACCTACTTACAACTACTCTTGGAGCACAACAGGAAACCTAATGTCAGGACAAGGCACAAACCAAATTACAATCGATTTTAGTTCATTCCCTCCAGGTCTTATTTCAAATGCTATTCAAGTAATACCTGAAGAAAATGGATGTACTGGTTTACCTATTTTATTAGATATTTTTATTTTAAATGTTTTACCTGTAATTGATTCTATAGGACCATTTTGTGAGTATGATGAATTTGTTACTTTAAATGCATTTCCTGTTGGAGGAATATTTAGTGGTAATGGTATTACAAATAATAATTTTTACCCTGAAAACGCGATAGGAACAAATATAATAACTTATACTTATACTCAAAATGGGTGTGTATTTGATACTGCAACTACAGTAATTGTTAATCCTCAACCAACACTTGATTTAATTTCCCCATACAACCCATTTTATGAAATTTGTGAAGGCGATTCAGTAGTAACTTTATTTAATGCTATTTCTAATTTACCAGGATATAATGAATGGTCATTTATGGATTCAACATACCAACAAAATAATCTATCTATTTTATTTGAAAACCCAGGAATATTTCCATTATCAGTAATTCATTATTCTAATGGATGTGCTTCACCTCAACAGCAAACAGTAATTACTGTTGCTCGTTGCCCTGAACTTTTATTTTATACTCCAAATTCATTTACTCCTGATGGTGATGAACATAACAACACCTGGAAACCTGTATTTGAAGATGGATTTGATCCTTATGATTTTCATGTAGAAGTATATAATCGTTGGGGAGAAATCATATTTGAATCATATAATTATACAGAATATTGGGATGGAACATATAATAATTCACCTTGTCCTGTAGGATCATATGTATACAAAATTCAATTTGGATCTAAAGAAAATAGTAATAACCAAATTATAAGCGGAAACATTAATCTTATTAAATAGACTAATATTTATAATTATATGAAACTAGATAGTTTACGTACTTTAGTTAAAGAGGAGCTTAGTAAGCGACTAAATGAAGAATACCAAGATAAATTTAAAATGGTAGGTATGCTCATTACTAACATTAAAAAACGCCCTCAAAAAGAAATATTCTCCGATATTCGCTCTATTCCAGGTATTACAGTAGCATCTGTAAAAGAACCTATGGAATATGCTGAACAGGATACTGAAAAATTCCAATCAATATTAACTGTTAAAGTTGATGGTTATCCTTGGATTGCTTCTAGTGGATTTGATCGTTCAAAAATGGAAGATATACGCAAAGCAATATTAAAAGTAGAAGGAGTATTATCATATAATGTAAGTTCTGATAATATTTCTACTCTTTAATATATTTATATAAGATAATAAGTTATAATAAATAAAAATTATGAGTGAATTTAAGTTACCAACTGAAACCATTGAATTACCTTCTAAAGGTTTACTTTATCCTGAAGATTCTGAATTAGCAAAAGGTGTTATTGAAATGAAATACATGACTGCTAAAGAAGAAGATATTCTTACTAATCAATCATATATTAAAAATGGTACTGTATTAGATAAATTAATGAAATCATTAATTGTGTCTAAAATTAACTACGATGATTTATTAATTGGTGATAAAAATGCAATTATGGTTGCATCTCGTATTTTAGGTTATGGTAGTGAATATACTTTTGAATATGGTGGTGAAGAATATACTGTAGATTTAACTACATTAGATAATAAACAATTAAATGAAGAATTATTTACTTCCCGTATAAATGATTTTACTTTTACTTTACCCAAATCAAAAAATACAATTACATTTAAACTTTTAAGTCATAAAGACGAACAAGATATTAATCGTGAATTAGAAGGCTTAAAAAAAATAAATAAAGACGCATCCCCTGAACTTTCAACCCGATTAAAATACATAATCACCTCAGTTGGAGGAGAACGAGATAAAAAAATAGTTCGAGATTTTGTAGATAACTATCTACTTGCTCAAGACTCAAGAGCATTAAGAGAATATGTTCGCGAGATTCAACCCGATGTTGATCTAACTTTTTTTCCCAACGGCAGTAGCGATAGAGTCTCTCTCCCAATTGGGCTTAAGTTTTTTTGGCCTGACTTATAATGTAGCCCCTCAAGTTCGAGCTAATTTATTCAAACAAATCCATGAAATAGTTTTCCACGGAAATGGTGGATATGACTGGAATACAGTCTATAACATGCCTATTTGGCTTCGTAAATATACTTTTAATGAAATTAAAAATTATTATGAAGAACAAAAAGATGCTGCTGAAGGAAAACAAAATAGTGGTGGAAGACAAACCATAATTGGCTCAGATGGTAAAGTAAAAGTCCCTGAATTACTTCAAAAAGTTAAAAATACCAAAAAACCACCTAAATACAGCTAAAAATATTGAACTTCAATATTTATAACAAAATACCTAAATGGCTGACGCAAACGACAAAAGAAAAGAGATAGAAGCTCAAATTAATAAACTTAGTGGGGATACTGCTAAGCGTTATAGAGAACTACTTAGTATTTTAGTTCAAAACAATGCTGCTCTTTCTGAGTTTGATGAACTTCTTATAGATGTTAATAATAGAACAGAAGCTTTATCTGAAGGGTTTGGAAGTATTGAAAGTCAATTAAATGGTATAGTTAATGAATTAAAAAGTGCTAATTCTTCTTCTAAAGACATAACTAAAACATTTTCTAATTTACGATCTGTTGCTCAAAAATTAAAATATGATCAACAAGGAATAACCGATCTAAATAAAGATCAATTAAAAAAAGAAAAATCTAGAATTAAAATTCTTCAAGATCAGTTAAAAGTTCTAGCAAAACAAGCCCAAGAGAAAAAAATTGCCGGGGAGGCACTTACTGAACAAGAAGAAGCCGCCGCCGCCGCATATAATGCCCAAAAAGATCAATTTAGTGTTATAGAAGATATAAATGCTTTACTTGATGAGAGAATTAAACAAGAAAACATAATTAATGCTAGATTAGGTGTTACAGGAACTTTACTTACTGGAATGAGTAAAATTCCTATAGTAGGTCCTCTTCTTAAAACAAATGAAGCATTAGATGATGCTAGAGAAAAAGCAAAAGCTGGAGGTAATGCTTTTCAAGTAATGGGCACTGGATTAACCAGTATGGCTAAAGGGTTTGCTTCTTCATTTGCTGATCCATTAGTATCTATAGGTTTAATTGTAAAGGCATTTAAATTTTTATTAGATTTAGGATTTAAAGTAGATAAAACCCAAACAGAACTAGCTAAATCATTTAACCTTTCAGCTAGTAGTTCTGAAAGGATGTATCAAAGTTTTAATGATATTCAAGCTTCAGGCAAACCATTAGAAAAAAATCTAGAAAAATCTTTACTTAATACTACTCGTATGGCTGAAGCAGCCAATGAGTTAGGGCAAGCATTTGAAGGAGTTTTAATTCCAACTCGATCTCAAATTGAAAACCAAATTATTCTCACCAAAGAAATAGGACTTTCAGTTGAAGAAGCCAATGAATTACAAAAGTTAGCTTTCCAGAATGGAATGACAACAAGTGATATTACCCAAGAAGTATTATCTCAAACTAAAGCATACCGAGATCAAACAGGGGTACAACTTAGTAATAAAAAAATATTACAAGATGTTTCTAAAATTACTGGTCAATTACGTTTACAATATGGAAATAATGTTAAACAATTAACTGCCGCTGTAATTCAAGCTAATAAGTTAGGATTTTCTTTAGAACAAACTAAAAAAATAACTGAAGGTTTATTAAATTTTGAAGAATCCATTGAAAATGAACTTTCAGCTGAATTATTAATCAATCGAGATCTTAATTTAGAGCGGGCACGTTTACTTGCTTTAAATGGAAAATCGGCTGAAGCTGCTGCCGAATTAGCCAATCAAATGGGCGGTTCCGCTGAATTTTCTAAATTAAATGTTATTCAACAAGAACAATTAGCTAAAGCACTAGGAATGAGTGCAGATGAATTAGCTAATTCTATGATTTATCAAGAACAATTATCTAGTTTAGGAGCAACTCAACAACAACAAATTAAAGATCAAATAGCTGAATTAGAAAAACAAGGTAGATTAGAAGAAGCCCAACAACTTCAAAGAGATATAGCTAATGGAACGGCTGCTGAAGAAGCATTACATAGAATAGATGAACAAACTAAATTTAATGAGTCTATTGAAAAGTTAAAAATGATGTTAGCTGATATAGTTGACGGACCTGCTCAAAATTTAGCCAAATGGATTACATCTTTAGTTGAAAATGCTAATGCTTTAAAAGCTGCAGTTTATACTATAGCTGGCTCTTTTGCATCTATTAAACTTGGAGGACTCTTACTTAATTTAGCTAGTATGGCTGGAATAACAGGAACTGCAGCAGCTGGTGCTCTTACATGGGCAGGTGCTATTACATTAGGATTAGGATTAATAGGAATAGTAGCAGCTGTAGCAACCGCTATGGGGGCTTTTGAATCTAGTAAAAAAGAAGCAGCACAAGTTCCCCAAACATCTCCTCCTCAAGTAGCATATGCTTCTGGTGGTATAGTTGGAGGTAATTCAACTGCTGGAGATAATGTATCTATCCGAGCTAATTCAGGTGAAATGATATTAAATAGAACTCAACAAGCTAAATTATTTAGCATGATTAATGGTGGAGGTGGAGGAGGAAATTCTCAAATAACTGTTAATACTGTATTAGATGGTAAAATATTAGCCACTGCTGTAGCCGAACATGGAGAAAAAAGAAATCCTGGTTTATTAGGTGGTGAAAGAAGATTAAATAATAGAAATCCTCAATAACACAATATTTATAATAAAATAAAATTACTATGGGACTATATGACATGCTAACAACTCAGGGTTCTTCATTAACTGCTTATAATGGAACAACCCCACCAATTAACCCACTTGCAACTCAGCAATCAAAATTACATGCTAATGGTGATCAACCTGGTTATTCATTAGATGGTGCTAATGCTACATTAGTAAATGGCCAGTATAATGCTTATTTAGATGGTGTAGGTAACCAAATTCCACAACCTTCATTACTAGACACAAATGGAATTGTACCGCCAGTATCACCTGGTGGACAAGGTTTACCTTATTTGAATAATTTACCCCAATAATTAAACATGTATGGGGCTAATCACTCTCTTAACTGATCCAGGGAGCTTTGAATTTTATACAACTAAGCAAAAAGGATACGTAAATCCTAATAATCTTAATCCAAGAGAGATTCCTTTTGGAAAAGATCGAACTAATGGGGGTTCAAGTAAACAACCATATGTTGTAAAAAAACCAACTCCTCTTAATAAAGATAATAAAGATTCATCTTTTTATAGTGATTTTATTTTAAGAGGTGGTATTTTAGCTCCTATTGCTGCTGGTGAAGATGTTTCTCGTTTAACTCAATATTTTTCTGATTTAGATAACCCAATAGGGGCTTCTTTTGCTTTAAAACAAAATTCATTATCTAAAATAGGTGTTAAAACTGAAGCAACTAAAGGAGCTGCTTATTTAGGTAGTGCTAGAAATGAAGGAGTATATAATCCTTTATCTACACTAACTGAAGCGGGTATTGGTTTTTTAGGAGGGCATGTTAATAAACAAGGTCTTGGTATTCCTGGGGCTGGGGTTAATATTAAATCTTATCAAGATGTAATATATAATAACCAATTAAACCCTAATACACCCTTTAAAGTAGAAGATAACAGATTAACTTATCTTCAAAAACTCATATTATCACCAACCCCCAATACTTCTCAATCTTCATTTAAAGATGTTAATAAATACCGACTTTACCCAGATTTATCAACACTAATTAATTATTCTGGAGGACCAGATTCAGTATTAGGTATTGGAAATACTAGCATAAATTTTGCTACAACTAATAACGCGAATACTCCCTTAAAAACTATAAAAAATCTTTCTACAAGTGAAAATAATAACCCTAGTTTAACATCAATATTTAAAACATGGGGATTAAGTACCCTTCTAACCCCACCCTCAGAAAAAGACAGTGTAAGTTTAATTAGAGAAGATTTTAGAAAAATATTAGAACCTACAGGACAATATCAAAATAGATTTTTAAGTACATCTCCTAATTATAAGAAGAAAAATATTGAAAATAATATAGGTTTAGGTAATCCTGGAAATAAAAATAAAGACAGATCAAATTACAATGCTCCTCAACCAGCTTTAGATAAAGTAAATGCTTCTTACATTTATAAAAGCACTAACTCAGATTATGGATTACCGGAACATGAAAATTTAAATGATATAATTCCATTTTATATTGGTATTTTAAATAATGAATTACAACCTGGAGGACCATTTAAAAAATACATGCATTTTAGGGCATTTATAGACTCATTTTCAGATAACTATAATGCTGATTGGAATGCAATAAATTACATGGGTCGTGCTGAAAAATTTTATAAATATAAAGGATTTGATAGAACTATTAATATGTCATTTACTGTTGTTGCTCAATCAAGACCTGAAATTACAGCAATGTATGATAAATTAAATTTCCTTGCTTCATCCTTAGCCCCAGAATACCTTGATGCAACTCATAATGGATATATGGCTGGAAATATAGCTTACCTTACTTTAGGTGGATATGTTCATGAACAACCAGGAATTATTACTCAATTAACATATGATGTTCCTGAAGAATCTCCTTGGGAAATTGGAATCGACGTAAACGGAAACCCAGCAGATCCAAAATCAGTACGCCAATTACCTCATATTATTAAAGTAACTAGTTTTCAATTTACCCCAATCCATACATTTAGACCAGAAAAACAATCATTCTCAGAAGATCCACCAGGAACAACTAGTACTAGATTAACCAAACCAGGAAATCAAAGATACATTGATCAACAACGTCCTGAAACTACAGATTATGATGGAGAAGGAAATAATTTAGCTGCTAATACGAATGCGGGAAGTAATGATATATCTATAACTACCTTCTCACAAGATAATCAATTAATTGATAGCTAATGGCTAGATATAATAACATACCAATATTTAAAACTCCTACAGATACTAAAAGAAGATATACTGTAGTAAAATATCCTTCAATTCCCCTTGGAGAAGCTGATTTTTATGTTTATACTAATAAAGGAGATAGATTTGATATTTTAGCTTTAAATTACTATAGTGATTCTTCATTATGGTGGATTATAAACAGGGCAAATCCTAACCAACCCTTTGATTCTCTTTACCCAACAGTAGGAGCTCAAATTAGGATTCCAGCTCCTCAACAAGTACCAAATATATTATCTCAATATAATATAATAAACGGAATAGTTTAAATTATGGGTAACGTAATAGGACAACCTTTAGAGGGGTATGTAGCCCAACAGATCAGACATAGGCAAACTCTTCATGGAAGTGGAGTTAGATTTGATATAAACGAGCGAACTCCGGACCAAATTAATCTATTAAATTCAAATACTTCATGGATAAAATTAGCGTCCGGTATTTCTATAGATAATGATGAAAGATTAAAAGATTTAGGATTTTCTAATTCTGAAATTCCTAATCTTAGAGGGAAAGGTTTAGCTGAAAAATATGTTTTATTTTCTGGATTATCTTCATTTAGTAATAATAAATTATCTCAACGACAAGGATTTAGAACACCATCTTTTGGAAATGATTCTATATTTAGGGATGTTGAGGATAGTTCTTACATTTATAGTAAAAATCTAAACAATACAACCCAAGAACACTCTTCAGATTCAGGGTACGCTCCTATGCCTGGTATTATTAGTGCTGAAATAAAAGCATTAAATAGGGGTTCACTAGAAAAGGCATTTGTTAAAATAAAAGCACAAAATCGTCAACAATTTGATATTATAGATGCTTTATATATGAGATTAGGTTATACTGTTCTTTTAGAATGGGGTAATAGTCTTTATACAGATGATGGAATAAATAAAAAAGTTGTTGCAAATACTGTTATTGAAGATGAATTTTTTAAACATGAAGGTCAAAGATCATATTTAGATTTTTTAGGACTTTCTGAGGGTACTACTGTTATTGAAAAATACAGAATTAAATACTCAGGAAACTATGATGGGATGTTAGCTATAATATCTAACTTTAGTTGGACATTTAACCCTGATGGTTCTTATGATATTGATGTAACTTTAATCAGTTTAGGTGATGTAATTGAATCTCTTAAAACAAATCTTTCTATTAATTCTTCTTATAGAGATTATGTTAAAAAATTTAATGCTAGTAATCCAAATAACATAATAGAAAAAGACAAAGATATAAATAGCATTAGTCTTATGCTTTATTTGTTTACTATTACCGATACTTATGAAAATATAACTACGACACTAGCTTATAATTTTGGTAAAAAATTAATAGGTAATTTTAAAAGAAAAGGGGGATCTGTTTTAACCCCTGTAAAAAGTGCTTCCTATAAATTTTGGTCTACTTCACACCCATCAGCTGAAACTCCTCCAACTGTTACATATAATAATGTAGGTGATCCTGATCAATTAGCTGATAATGAATTAGTTGCTAGGTTCAATAAAATATACCCAAGTGTAGGACCAAGCCCTACTTTTGATCCTGGAAATGGTTGGGTTATTCTGGGAAAAAGCACAACTAGAAGATTTATTAGATATGCTCCTCCTGGTGAATTTTTAGAAATATCTTATAAAAGAACAGCTATAGATTATGATGAACCTATAGATAATCCAAATGCACAAGCTCCATATCATGCTGCTTTTGTAATAAATTCTCCAACCCCAAATCATTATTTAAGATTCGATTATCTTTTACAGTTTATTCAAGAAAATATAATTCCTGAGATTGTTGCTAAAGATAATAATGCTTCTTTATTTAATATAGATTATGATCGTTTTGGAAGCTTCATGTATACTATTCCTAATCAAATTTCTTTAGATCCTAGAGTATGTTTAATTAGAAATGACCACTTTAAAAAAAATTCAGATCCAACTAAAGGTGAAGCTAAGGTACTTAGTGAAATAAGTCCATTTACTTTTAAAGATAATGGAAAAAGTAATGTCAATGCTGCCTATCCTTTAAATATTTATCTTAATTTTAGTTTTATTTTAGATTCGTTAAAAAATAACCAAAATGATAGGGGAGATGTAAATTTATATGGTTTTATATCTACTATATGTACTGGACTAAATAAAGCCCTAGGAGGAATTAATAATCTTGAACCAGTAATTGATAAGGATACTAATATTTTAAAAATAATAGATTCTACTCCTATTCCTGGTATAACGGCTGTTGATAATAGTTCTTATGAATTAATGTTATATGGATATGAAGGATCTAATTTTAATACTAATTATAATTCATTTATAAAATATGAATCTAATTTTATTCGCAATATAGACCTTAAAACAACCATTACTCCCGAGTATGCTACAATGGTTACTGTTGGAGCTACAGCTAATGGTTATGTTAAAGGAACAGAAGCTACAGCATTTTCAGTTTGGAACAGAGGTTTAAAAGATAGATTTAAAAATGAATTAGTTTCCCCACAATTATCAACAACTGCTCCTCCTAATGAAGCTGAAATAAATTATGTAAATGATTTTTTAATTCACCCTACTGCTTGTTATGGATATAATGGAAATCTAATAACTGAACCCTCATTCCCAGCACCAGCAAATATAGGAGAAATTAGCCCTGATATAATTGAAAAAAATTTATCTACAGTAACTGAATTCTATAAATACATAATGGCAAAAAAATCACAAACAAGCCATCAAGCAGGAACTGTAGGATTTATTCCTTTTAAACTTGGAATAACCATGGATGGAATTTCAGGTATTAAAATTTATAATAAATTAAATGTAAACTCTAAATTTTTACCCCTCAGATATGGTAGTACTTTAAATTTTATTATTACTGGGGTAAATCATAGATTGCAAAATAATGATTGGGAAACTGAATTAAATACTATTGTAATTCCTAAAACTAGTCAAATAAACGATTTTAATATAGATTATGCCTCAATCCCTACAGGAGGAAATAATAATAGTAATCCATTTGTAGAAGGAACCACTTATGGAGTAGTAGGATTCTCAGCAGTAAGTCCTGTATTATTTCCTGATGCTAAAGATAAAGATGCAATTGAATATCTTAGAGGAGGAACTTTTGGTGGTACCCCAGTAATTCAAGCTAATACTTCTGCTTATGATACTGATAATATTAGAGAAAGAATTTGTATTATTGCACTTTCCTATATAGGACAACGCGAATATGATGATAATAAAATTGCAGACCCTGTCTTCTTAAGTAAACTCCAAGGAGTAGGATTCTCAGAAGGCCAGGCGTGGTGTGGTTATTTCCAAAAATTAGTTTGGAAAGAAGCATATACTACAGGTAATGCTGTACTTACTCAAGCAAATAATACTATTAAATCTCTTTGGAATAGTAAAGCTAAAAACATCCCATCTTCTGCCCCTGTAAATGAAGAACCATCCAGCAAAACTTATTCTAAGTGGTGGCCTCCATTAAAAGACAAAACAAAAAATGGAGTCCGGGCTGGAGACTTAATTGTTTATAAATCAGGACATGGAGCAGTAGTTGTCAGAGTAAATAAAGATTCAGCAGGTAACCCAATTTCAGTAAATACTGTAGAAGGTAATTATAGTACATTTGTTACATATGTCAAAAATGTATCTTTTACAGATGTTAAAGGATTTGCCTCTGTTGTAGAATAATATAATAAATTAAAAATATAAATGTATTTTCCTAAATCTCAAGTAAAACCTAATTTATACACTAATGGTGGAGAATATATTCTTTCAACAACAAAAGAAGAATATAAAGGATATTACTATAAAATTTCCACAGGGCAATTATATACTGGAAGAAACCCTAAAGAACAATCTTCAATATTATTAGAACCATATGCTCCATTAGATGCCCCTAATCCAACTCAAAATTTTTTATATAATTTAAATCCTATCTCTCTTCCTATAGCTCCGGTAACTCAACTTTCTCCTACTTCTGGAGAATATGTAACAAATCCTAATCTTCCTGTAAATTCTGGTTTATATAGTAAATACCCAAAATTGAATGAATTTGAAAATCGTTTAATTCCTCAATTTAATCCAAATCCCCCAACTCAACAAGAAAAAACAAATGGCCAATATACAAGATATTTCTGCAAACGAAATAATGAGTTGAAATATATTGAAATTGATCTAAATACGTTTACATTATTATCTACCCAATCACCTCAAATGGCATGGGATTTATATACCCCTGCTTCTATACTATGGCAGATTCAAGGTGATAAAAATGCGGTATATGCTTCAAATCAATCTTCTGCTTATGCTATTGAAAAAAAATTACAATGGTATGGGTTTCCTCAATACTTTCAAGGTCAATTTTTAAAATATTACTTGGGTTCCTAAAAATATGTTAGTATCTTTACAGCATGTACTGGCTGATAGAAGATCCTAAACATATTGAATTACTCGCAAGTTTAAAACATGAAATAGCTTATGTTGAGGTAATACCCAACTCACATAATTTACACGCTGTTGAAAACGATGTGTGTGCTCTATATGTTCATCCAGAAAATGATACAAAAGGATATATCATTCCAATAAACCATAGCGAAACAATAAATGCAACGATAGAGGATTGTTTAAAAGTATTAAACAGTATAAAATACATTTATGTGAGGGATAGAAAAGAGTTTTTACATTATTTTGCTCTTAAGCATTGCTGCCAACCATCACCCTCCCCACATACGTATATACCTCAATTAACAACAGCTCATACGCAGTTATATAGTAGATACCCGCAAGTACCTAACTTAAACACTATTGTACCGATTGTAAAACATTATGAGGTATGTGAGCAAAACTTTGCAAATTACGAGAAAATAAGATTTAATTCGTTTTATAATAAGGCGGCATTGGTGTTTAATCAACTAGAACGAGCGGGTATAAAAGTGGATCCAATATTATTCGAGGAGTACTTCGATAAACAACCAAACGAATTTATATACACGCAATATAACCTAAATACATTAACAACACGCCCATCAAATACATTTAATCATATTAATTTTTCAGCCCTAAATAAAGAAAATGGAGAACGAAAATGTTTTATACCGCGTAATGATAAGTTTATTGAAATGGATATTTCTGCTTATCACCCTACCCTTTTGGCTCATTTACTTGATTTCAATTTTGATAGCTCTGACATTCATGGGGAGTTTGCTAGGATGTATAATGTTGATTACGCCAAAGCAAAAGAGATCACGTTTAAGCAAATTTATGGCGGAGTTTGGAAGGAGTATCAAAATTTGGAATTCTTTAAACGAGTAATAGCATATACGGACGATTTGTGGGATTCATTTAATTATGGGGGACATGTTAAATGCCCAATTTCAGATTATAAGTTTTACAACAACGAACTGGAGAATATGAATCCACAAAAATTATTGAATTACGTGTTACAAAACTTGGAGACCGCAAATAACGTTAATATATTATATGATATTTTCAAAATATTACGAGGGAAAAAGACTAAACTCGTGTTATATGTGTATGATTCATTTTTATTTGATTATGATAAAGATGAACCTGACGTAATGCTTCAAGTATTGGGAATATTTAATAAGTACAATTTACAAGTTAAAACAAAAGATGGTAAAAATTACCATGAAATTAAATAAAAGTTATGTATAATACTTTGGAACAACCTCGTCATATGTATAATCAATTCGATTATGATTTTACATTTGATAATTTATTGATGAACAATAGACTGTTTTGTACTTTTACCGCGATTGAGGATTTAGAGACGTTGGTTGATGAACTATCAAGACGCTATTCCATCATGTATAATAAAATGTTTGTATTACATGTTAAAAGTAATAACGAATATGTTATTACATATAACGTTGATCAAGGTAATGTTAACGATATCCCCGATAATACTATTCTAGTACATAGAAAAAAAGAATCAAACACATTATATACCATTAATGCTCTAAATGAGTTAATTAAAAAATTAAATGGTGGTGTAGTTGATACAAACTTTACAGTAAACTGGCAACACTACAGAAATTGTATCTTGTTAACTCAGCACAATGAAATTAAACAATTGAATACAAAGATTTTCAAGATAGTTGAAATATAGTTTGGCTTACTGAATAAAGGTTATTATATTTAAGTTGTAAACAATAAATTAGTTATATATGAATCTAGATGCAATCAAGAAGAAACTTGAGTCGATGCAAAAACAACCCTCATCAGGTGGTGGCTCAAATAACCAAACTAAGCGTTTTAAGCCGCAAGTTGGTAAACAAACGGTTCGTGTTGTTCCTTTCAAATACAACAAAGAGTTTCCATTTACGGAAATGAAATTCTACTATGGTATTG